AAAAACCCCAGCCTTTTGGCTGGGGTTTTTGAATGGAGCGGATTACGAGGCTCGAACTCGCCACCTTCTGCTTGGGAAGCAGTATGTATATCGTTTTATATCCAAAAAATGGCTTAAAATCAATGCTTTTTTTCACTCAAAGATAGTGAATTAAGGTGGGTTAACAACAAAATTAGCAACAAATCATCCCTTTTTCTGAAGCTCTTTTTTGAGGTAATCGACATCGACATCATCGTTGTACTTGTTGATTGTGGTACTGTACTGTGCATGCCCGATAATCTCTTTTAACGCCTCTGGTGCCACACCAGCCTTTACACTATCTGCCGCAAATGTGTGCCTAATTCGGTGCGGGGTAATAACGTTAAAACGGCTGTTTTCGTCTGAATATTCAATACCTAATCGGTCAAGCGTAGGGTAAAACATATGTATTCTAAAATATTCTTCTCGGATTCTCTTACCGTTGCGCTCAATCAAAAATTTTTGGCTTCCATCTCCATAAAAATATTTTACATATTCACGTGCTTTACCTACAAGCGGGATTATTCTATCCTTTCCGGCATCTGTTTTACTTCCCCATTGAATGATATCATTTTCAAAATCAATACGAGATGTGGGTAATGATAATAATTCGTTAAGTCGAAATCCTAATTCCAAATATATAAGGATGATTTTTACGATATCATCATTGTCATTTTTGTAGAGAAGATCTTTTTCAGATTTTGTAAAATTTCGGCGTTTAATTTTATTACTGGCTTTATCAAGCACAATGTTTTGACCATAGTTTACGGTTTCAATTTTGTTTGATATTGCGGTATTATATAAATGAATAATGTATTGTTTCAGTTTCGATTTTGCACTGTAACTTAATGGTTCCTGCGGTTTCGATATAAGTGCATTGTATCGATCACGTTCCTTTGCGCTCATCTTTTTAATTTCTTCTGGCGTTCGAATTTTGTATGCCGGTAATATCACCGCTGAATCTATAATGGATTCGTATTCAGCAGCAAGGATTTTCGTAAACACTTTATCATGCAGCGATTCGAATCGTTTATATGCAGAGGCAATACTGTATTTTCCTTTTTCTCCAATTTTTTCGTATTCTTTGCTTTGTATAAAAGCATTATGAACATCTGTAAATGTGCTGATGTATTTGTTTAGGATAACGTCCATGCACGCTTGTTTTCTTGCAATAATATCCGTTAAAACTTCGTCGGCCTCTTCGTATGTTCTAAATGTACCAATTAATTTTCCGTCAAGCCGAGCGACAAAAGGCTTTTTTCGCTCCCCGCTGTATTTTGAAATTGTGCCGCTTCCATTTGGACGCTTAAAACGTTTCCTTTTTTGTTTTGGTTCAATAGCCGTTTGCCTTTTTCCGCACCAATTGCAAAAGATGCTTTCATTCGGTATTTCTTTTTTGCATCTTGAGCAAAGCACTTAAATCTCTCCTATCTATATAATTTAATACAAAATTACATGCGCTGTAAAATCATGTTTATTATTGTAAAAATACAGATGATAATAGCAACTATAAGACATACGAGAAAAATTATAGAACCAGTACGGTTGGTATTAAGCAATGGATCGTTTTCATCTGGGTCGCCTTCATAATTAGCATTTAAATCAATCGGGACAACAACATTCGTTTGAATTGCATTTGTACAAAGCTCAACCGTTTCCGGTTGTTTGTTTAAATCGGATTCATTTTCGATAAAATATGTATGTTTTACTTTCCATTTTTTTAATGCAATACCAACCCAAAAGCCATATATACCCAACGTAATAAAAGTAAGCAAAAACCATTTTATCCAGCTGCCAAAAAGTTGAATTGCTTTTCCATCAAATCCAAGTCTTTTACCGTTTATAACGGTATGCTTTGTTTCCCATCCATAGATCATGCAAACAGACCATGGATAACAAATTCCTAATGTAAAAAATGTAACAAGGAACCCCAGAATTTTCCACCCAATTAATTGTAATAATCCTCCATCAAAATAAGATTTTTTCATATACATCGCCTCGTCAACTTCAAATCAAAATGTACTGGTTATTGGACAATATTTTTGCTTACACAAAAAACAAACAAATTTTGTTGTGCAAAAAATGCATTGATAACAACCAATGGTTGTTGTATAATTCTATGTACAACGAATGGTTGTTGTTAAATTTAGTTAAAATCACTCTAATTTTTTCAAATATTTGGTGTTTTGCCAGTATTTTACATTTAATAACTATGGTAATATATTTCCATGCGGCAGAATAAAAAAGGGAGGCGCACATATGGCGAATACCAAAACAAAGGAATTTTTTTTCAATGGTGAACCAATAATTGATGTGCCGGAATATTTTGAAGAAATTTTAGAATTACCGCAATCTGAAAAAGACGAATTGCTTAAGGTTTTAAGAAAAATGAAGGAGAGCGACAATGGCTAATTTCAATTCAAAAGATATTATTGTATTCGATCAAAACGATTTTTCCGTTGTTCAGACAGAGGCTATGACCGTAAAAATCGAAAAAGGCGAAATGGTTTTATTCATTCGTGATTTTAGAAATAAATGGATTAAAACTATTCTTGCATTTTTGCTTGGCACAACAACTGGTTTCTTGATTTCGGCTATTTTGCATTAACAAAAATTTGAAATAATGAATCCTGCAATAGCTCCAATAATAGCAGATATGGGATTCATCAAGATAGCAATCCAGAATTTTCTATCTTCTTTTTGCTCTTTTTTCATCTTATTCCAATATTCTACTCCAAAATCATTTATTAAAACACATTCTTTCCCTTTGGCCGGCCCTTTTGGTGCGACACCTAAAGAGTCTACATAACCGAAACGCTTTAGATTATCTATAATTTTCTTGTTCCATTTGTTTACCTTTACAGCATCTTTGCTTAATTGTTTTAGAATATGAAATTCATACCATTTCATTGATTAATTCTCCTCTATGAATGTATGTATCATATCGACTATCGCTTTTTTTTGCTTCTCGTTAATTTCTTTTAAAAGCGTTAAAATTTCCATATCACTTTCTTTAAGCTCGTGCCTAACCGGTACGGGCTTTTCTTTATTTACTTCCCCAAACATCAGATACTCAACAGAAACATTAAAATAATCTGCGATTTTTTGAATCATTTCTGGTCTTGGCAACGATCCATTTTTCCATTGTGCAACTACACTATTGCTTTTTGCGCCCAACTTTAATGGTAATTGATATGGTTTCTCTCCATTGTCTTCACACAATTTTTTGTAAATGTCATAAAACATAAAAACACTCCAATCAAATTGTGCAATCATACAAACTCATAAAATAAGAGTTTACCTTATTGACGACTCTTAAATTATGAGTTATAATATGATTGTCCCTTGAAAAAGCGTACAAAAAACCAGGCCCCTCAAAGAGCGGCTTTTGTACAATGTTCCAGCAAACTCATTGTATCACGGGTTTTACGCGCATGTCAATAATGATTACTCATATTTATGAGTTTTTTGAGGGCGAATAGTATAACTGAAAAAAGGAGGAGTACATAGTGCTGAAATTGCGGGAATACCGCGAAAAAATCGGACTTCGACAGGTGGACGTCGCGAAAAAAATGAATGTTGATCAGGCAGCGGTTAGCAAATGGGAATCGGGTGAAACTAGACCGTCAAGAAAGTACCATAAGAAATTGTCGAAATTGTATGGTGTTACCGTTGACGAGTTGCTGTCTGATAGCAAGGAGGATTGATATTTTATGCTTGAATTAGATGAAAAATATCAACGAAACATGACGCTACATGCGCTTGCGGAAGCGTTCCGAGCAAATAATATCAGCATCGGAGAGCCATCACTTGGTCGACATATTATTGCCGGAAATTTACCGTTTGCGTGTGGAGTTATGGGTGAACATGGAAAGGGCACACATTACATAATATCACGTAATGGTGCTTATGAGTGGATTAAACAATTCACAGGAAAAGAGCCTGTAAGGGTAACGATAACATAAGGGAGTGATTAAAATGGACAAACCTAACCCGTTCTGCCTGCGCCTCCCGCGCGGCCTGCGCGGATGGACAAGCCTTATCTATAAGGTGGTGCTGATCGCATCCGTACTACCTGTACTGGACGGCCTGCAGGCGATAGGCCGTGGAAACTCGGACATGCTGCCGGGGCTTGTAACGCTGGCGTTTGGGCTGGTACTGGTGCTGGCCGGGATCGCGGGATACATAGCTGTAAGAGAGGAGGACAAGCATGAAAATAACGCATGAGACGCGGCGTGAGAGCTTTGAGCAGCTTGACCCGAGCGGGCGAAAGGCGGCTATTTTGGCAGAGCTTGAGCGCGGCGATGGCACGGCACTGGAAATCATGCGGCGAATGGGTTTTACAGACCCGAACCGAGTAAGGCCGCGTTTGAATGAGCTTGACCGTGCGGGATACATATTTCAAGTCGGCAAACGCCGTGACCCTTACACTGGTGTGGAAGGTGTCATATACAGCAAAAAAGCCCCTGCATCCGCTGGCACGGATAACAGAGGCGCAGACCAAAAATCTACATCTAAAAAATACACCACCGGGGAGGATTTGTCAAATGCCTGAACTATATTACATAGGGATCTCCGCGGCATTTGACCCAACCGACGAGGGTGACAATCCTGCTTGCAGTAAGTGTAATGACCGTCTTAGCTGGGGAAATATCATGTTCTTTGACCGGTTCGGCACATTGGGATGCGACGGATGTTGCGACAGGCTTGACGATGGAACGTTGGTAGATGCTGAAACGGGAGAATATATTGCAGGCCCCGGAGAATGGGACTGGTGTACCGTAGGCTATATGGCTGGATAAGGAGTGCATATGAAATTCAGAGATTTGCGCGCCGATGAAGTTGACGCGCGTATATCGACCGTAAGCGAAAAGGGTGTATCTCTGCTGCTCTACAAAGACGCACGCTGCGACATGCGAATCCTGGACGAAATTGTAGGCTCAGAGAATTGGCAACGCGAGCACTACGAATGCAAAGGCAATTTGTTCTGCCGGGTTGGAATTAAGATGCCAGACTGGAATGACTGGGTATGGAAAAGCGATTGCGGCACAGAGAGCTACACCGAAAAGGAAAAGGGCGAGGCATCGGACAGCTTTAAACGCGCGTGTTTTAACTGGGGAATCGGTCGGGAGCTATACACGGCTCCATTTATCTGGATTAAAGCGGGCGATGGAGTTGAGATAAAGCCGAATACAAAGGGTGGATTTACATGCTACGACCGTTTTCGTGTTACATATATGGCTGTTTCAGACGGGAAAATCACTGCACTGAACATTGAGAACGCTAAAACAAAACGCACAGTTTATACCTTTGGAAATGTGGGCGGCGGAGATGTATGTGCAGTGTGCGGGAAAATGGTATCGCCGTTTGTAGCTCAAAAGAGCAAGGAGGCAAACAACGGGGTTGTGTATTGCTCCGGTACATGTAGAAAGGCTGCGAACAATGGTTAGGCGCATTGAATTTGATGCATGCCGCGTTGACATGGGACTTGAGTGCTGGCTGTGCCTGCGCGTGAAAAACCGCGCGCAGGCCGCACAGATTGCGTATGAGCTGAAAGACAAGGCCATGGAGATGGTGGCAGAAATCAAGCGTAAAACAAAGGCCCGCAGCAAAGACGCAAATGCGTATGCGTGGGAGCTTATGGGCCAGATGGCCGATTTGCTGCACACAGACAAGGACAGCGTATATCTTGAGATGCTGAAAAGATACGGCCAGCAATTTGTGGTAAAGGTGCCAAATAAAAGCGTTGAGATGTTCAAGCGGCAGTACAAATACTGCGAACAGCATGAAACGCTTCCGGCAGAGGAAAGGGCGCAATATTACCGCGTGTACCTTGGCAGCTCTACATATACCACAAAGGAAATGAGCGTTTTGATAGACGGCATTGTAAGCGAGTGCAAAGACCTTGGAATTGAGACGATGACACCGGAAGAGCTGGCACGCATCAAGGAGGAGCCGCGGTGAAGAATCTCGATAAAAACGGATACGCACCCAGCATTGTGACGTTTGATACAGACTGCTGCTTTTTGTGCGGCGGACAGGACGAAAAGCTGGACAGGCATGAATGCTTTGGCGGAGCGATGCGCGAAAAGAGCAAACGCCTTGGGCTTTGGGTTCCGCTGTGCCATAACCGATGCCATGAATACGGGCCGAATGCGGTACACAGAAATAGAGAATCAAGGACGTATTGCCAGCAGGCAGCACAGAAAGCGGCGATGCAGGAATACGGATGGGGTAAAGAAGATTTTATCCGCGAATTTTACAAAAACTATCTGTGATTTGTAAAGTACAGTTTCAAGTTAAGTTTTAAGTTGAGTTTTGAAAGGACGTTTGATATGGGATTGAACGTAGTAGCTTTGCTGGGGCGCCTTGTGGCTGAACCCGAACTGCGCCACACACCGAGCGGCGTTGCAACATGCACGTTCCGCATCGCGGTAGACCGCAGCTATTCCAAAGACGGAGAACGAAAGGCCGATTTTATCGACATTGTAACATGGCGGCAGATAGCGGAGTTTGTATGCAAGTATTTTCATAAAGGCAGCATGATCGCCGTGAACGGTTCCATCCAGACCCGTAATTATGAGGACAAAAACGGGAACAAGCGTACGGCCTTTGAGGTAGTCGCAGGAGGCGTTCATTTTGCAGGTGGGAAAGATGATGGCGCACAGCGCGGAACGCCTCAGACGGGCGCACAGCGTACACCGGAGCCGTTTAAGACAAATGCCGCTGCCGCAGATGTGCAGCAGGATGATTTTGCGGTGATTGACGATTCAGAAGATTTGCCATTTTAAAGTGAGGGCAGAAGATGATAAAAAGCGGGATAGATTACTTTCCGCTTGATGTCAGCATGGATGCCAAAATGGAACTGATAGAAGCAGAGTTTGGCTTGACAGGATTTGGTGTAGTCGTTCACTTGCTGCAAGAGATATACGGCAAGGCGGGTTACTACATTGAATGGACAGAGGAGGTTGCGCTTTTGTTCGCCCGAAAGGTCGGGCTGGGTGGTGGCGTCGTTTCCGAAATTATTGAGGCTTCTGTCAGACGGGGTATGTTCGACAAAGAGAAATATGACAAATACCATGTATTGACCTCGCGAGGGATACAGAAAAGGTATTTCGAGGCCGTCAGCCGCCGTAAAGTTCTTGAAGTCGATGAAAGCATACTCTTAGTTAACGTTACCCAAATTTGCAAGGATGTTGACATAAAGCGAAAAAATGTAAACATTTTCGAGAAAAATGCTGACATTTCAAAACAAAGTAAAGGAGAGAAGAGTAATACCCCTATATCCCCTAAAGGGGATTTCGAACGGTTTTGGAATGCATACCCGAGACATACGGCAAAGGCAAATGCAGTTAAAGCGTTCAAAAAGCTGGAGCCGGACGAAGCGCTTATTGATACAATGCTCAAAGCCATCGAGGTGCAAAAGAAGTCGGAGCAATGGCAGCGGGACAATGGCCAATATATCCCGCATCCATCTACATGGCTGAATCAGCGCAGATGGGAGGACGAGATGGAGGTGAAACAGAAGAATGACGGCATCAAGTATTACGACAAGTACAAACGATGAACGGGCCGTGCTTGGGTGTGCGGTACGTGATGATAAATGCGCTGCCCTGGTTTTAACGCGGCTTTCTGAAGACGATTTCACGGATTTGGATTTAGGGGATGCTTTTCGTGAGCTTCGTGAGGTATGGAAAAAGTACGGTCGTGCGGATGCGGTCACAGTGTCAAGACTGCCACACGCGGAGCTGCTGGTATCCTGCGCCGACACAGTGCCGAGTTTATCCGGCTGTGAAATCTATATAGCACACGTAAAGGAAAAAGCGGTGCAGATGAAAGCGGCTACAATCGCGCTTGAAATTGCAACCGGGAAACTGTCCACACAGGAAATTGCAGAGCGTGCCGGAGATATTGCGCGCCTTACCATAGGCGGGGGGCGCGTAAAGATACGCACGATGCCGGAGATGCTTGTAGACTTTCTGAAAACGCATCGAAAAGGCGAAAAGCCTGAATACATAAAAACAGGGCTTGGGCTTGAAGATTTTGTGCGTGTGAAGCCGGGAAACTTTTTCGTGATAGGCGCACGGCCAAGCGTTGGTAAAACAGCATATTCGCTGCAAATGGCTTTAAACATTGCACGCGCTGGAAAGAAAGTATTGTACTTTAGCCTTGAAACGAACTACGAAGGGATTTCAGAACGTATTGTAGCTTGCGCCGGAGGATACAGGCTTGTGGATGTAATGGACAATGAGATCTCATGGGATACACAGCGAGAGGCGAAAGCGATAGATATTTTATCCAGATACAAGGTGGATGTAGTTGATACGGTATATTCGCCTGCGGTAATGGAAGCACTTGCAGTGGCTCATGGATACGATGCGATCGTTATTGATTATCTGGGGCTGATGGACCCGGGAGAAAGAACAAATAGCCTGTATGAGCGTGTTACAAAGATGTCGATGGCCTTGCATCGTATCGCACAGAAAAACAATTTGCTTGTAATTGCGTTATGCCAGTTAAATCGCGGAGGTACAGAAGTACCTAAAATGGAGCATTTACGGGAAAGCGGGCAGATTGAACAGGATGCGGACGTAATAGTCCTTTTGCACAACGATGAAGAAAAAGAGGAATACACGGCGATTGTGGCGAAAAACAAAACCGGAAAGTGTGGAGCTATTCCGTTGTGGTATGACCGGGAGAAACAGCATTTTTCCGTGATCGAGACGAGGAGGAGCGAATGAGCGAAAAAGAACTGGAGCGGCGTATTGACGTGCTTCTGACTGCGATTGAAAAGGCTCAGTTTTTTATCAACTACACAAAAACAGAGCTGAACGCATTAGAAAAGGAACTACACCATGAACAGCCGTGAAAAAGGGAAACGCGGAGAGCGTGAGTTGGCCGGAGAACTTCGGCGGCACGGATATGATGCCAGACGAGGGCAGCAGTATTGCGGTGTGAACGGCGATGCCGACGTTGTAGGCCTGCCGGGGCTGCACATCGAGTGCAAGCGTGTGGAAAGGCTTGACCTATATGCCGCTATGGCGCAGGCCGAGCATGATGCGACGGACGGGATGCTCCCCGTGGTGATGCACCGACGAAATAACTGCCAGTGGCTGGTTACAATGCGGCTGGACGACTACATGGAGATTTACCTTGAATGGGAGGCCGGAAGAGATGAACGCAAGATACAGGGATAAATGCCTATCTGTAAAAGAGCGGCAGGCAGCCGCCTATGCTGCAAAACGGGTGATTGAAAAGCAGTTGGATGACGTTGCCAGGCGTGCGCAGTATCTGTGGATGTGCGCAGCGCTTAATGCCGGATTTACTGCTGAGGATATCGAGCGAATCCAATCCGAGATGCCGCAGGTATGCGAGAAATACGGTGAGCTGCGGGCTGACAACTGCGCGGATTTTGCGATGCTGAGAGATTTGCGTGAAGCTGGTGTAGACGTAGCCGATATCGAGGATGAGCTATGAAAAGATGGGCGTAGAGCCGATGTGATGGGAGAGAAAATGGATTATCAAATTGAGTGGAACGAAGCAGGCGAAACAAAAAATGCACCGGATGTGGAAGCTATAAAATTGCTGCAGTTCTACGAGGGCGCAGCGCTTCACGCAGACCCAAGGGGCTATTGTGTATGTACATCTGAGGGAAAGGACAGCCGCGTGCTTGGACATCTGATGCGCCGGGCCGGAGTGAAGCATTTTTACCTGCACAGTATCACGGGAATCGACCCGCCTGAGCTTGTTTATTTCCAGCGTGCAAATTTCCAGAAATACCGAGACATGGGTTATTTAACATATGACGTGATGTACGAAATGAGCATGTGGGCGCTGTGCCGTAAAAAGGGGGTACTGCCAACAAGACAAATACGGTTTTGTTGTGAGGCGTTGAAAGAACGTCCTGTACCGGAAGCCGGAAAGGCGATTAAAAGCATGGGTGTGCGAAAGTTCGAAAGCAAAAATCGAATGAAAAAGCGCAATGAACTTGAAATCGTAGCACACGGCAGGGCTGGAAAAAATATCATCATGCCGTTTGATAATTCTGAAAATCGGAGAACCTTTGAGCAGTGCTACGCAAACGCAGAACGGCGCGTGAATCCAATTGCGTACTGGACGGATTCGGATATCTGGTCCTATTCCAAAGATGTGGGGATAAAGCAATGCAGCCTGTACAATGAGGGATTTACGCGGCTTGGTTGCATCGGATGCCCCATGGCGCGGCGCGCGGCGCGTGAGCAGGAGTTCCGCCGCTGGCCAAAATTCAAGGCGCAGTATCTGCGCACGGCACAGTATATTGTTGACGATAAATCGGACAAGCACTGTTTTAAACAGGAATTTAGGTCAGGCCAAGAATACTTCGACTGGTGGATGCAGGACAGGACACAGGAAGAAGCCGATAATGACCAGATGGACATGTGGGAGGAATAGACCTTGGACGATTTGATAAGCCGAAAGGCGCTGCTGGAAAAAGCATGGGAAGCAGATACACAGTGCGGATATGTGCAAGTGGTAGATGTCGGAGACATAGAGGACGCTCCCGCCGTTGACGCTGTTCCTATGCGGCGTGGGAAGTGGATTTTTAACGACGATTGGTGGGAGTTTAGATGCTCTGTATGTCAAGGTGCTATCGGAAACATCAAAAAGTATAAATTCTGCCCGCACTGCGGCGCCAAGATGGACGGAGGGAATGACAATGACTGACAGAGAGGCGATTGCTCGGTTTGAGCCGTATATCGGGAACGAGTGTTACCGGAAAGAGTTTCAAGAAGCCTGTGCGCATGCAATCTCCGCCATCAAAGAGCGTGAGGAACGGAGCAAGGGGTGTGAGTTTTGTGGAGCAAAACTGTATTTCAAGACTACGCAGTATGCAAGACCCTTGCTTGCACCTCTGACGGAAGTACAGGCGTTGAGGGACAAATTGTTAGACCTAACAGGCGAAGTGTATGTTGAAATTGACGCTGGTTTCTGCCCCATGTGCGGCCAGCGCCGGGAGGATACGAAGTGAAAATTTTAGTAGCCTGCGAAGAAAGCCAGGCAGTAACGATTGAGCTGCGGAGGCTAGGTCATGAAGCTTACAGCTGCGACATTATACCCTGTTCCGGCGGGCACCCGGAATGGCACATCATGCAGAACGTTCTGCCTTTGCTGAATGGGAACTGCAGTTTTAAGACCATGGACGGGACCGAGCAAAGCATTGAAACAAGATGGGACATGATTGTCGCACATCCACCTTGTACTTTTCTTACTCTTGCAGGAAATAAATGGTTCAATCCGGAATACAAAGACCGTTTTCCGTATCGCGAAAAACAGCGTGAAGACGCTGTGGAGTTTTTCATGTATATATGGAATGCAGATTGTGAAAAAATCGCAATCGAAAATCCGCAAGGAATTATGTCCAGCAGATTTAGAAAGCCGGACCAATACATAGAACCATACATGTTTGGGGACAGAGAAAAAAAGAAAACAGGCTTGTGGTTGCGTGGGTTGCCGAAACTGAAACCAACAAATATTGTTGAGCCAATAATCATAGAGTGTGCGAGCGGTGCGAGAGAACCGCGCTGGCATATGGAGACGATGCGCCTACCTCCGAAAGAACGTTCAAGGGCGAGAAGTAAAACATTTCCCGGCATTGCAAAAGCCATGGCAGAGCAATGGGCCGGAGACATACGGGAGGAATGAAATGAGATGGTCAACAAAAGCCCCTAAAAAGGCTGGCTGGTATTTAGTGACACTTAAAGACGGGATTGTAATGCCAGCATACAGAAGTGAATATCCGACGGGTAATTTTACATGGAAGGAATTGCCGCATGGCTCGGTTGTGATTGCGAGTATACGATTCCCTAAAGCCTACAAGGAGGATTGACATTGAATGATTATTGGAAGTATTTGCATACAGCAATTGAAGAGTATAAAGAATTTCCAGCTTGGAATAAGCCAAAAGAATTTTATGAGTTATTAAACAAATTTTGCAATGAGAGCAAAAAATTTACAGAATCAAGCCCAATCGGTGATAACGCTCCTAAAAATCCGCATGCAGGAGAAACAAAAATAGGTACAACAGAATTTGATGTGTTCAACATGTTATCGTTAAAAAGATTAAGAAAAAACGGGATACACGAATAGAGGATGTGTAAAATGGAGAGAATTACTGTTTTCGATGGTGAATTTTGGGCGCATAAAAATTTCCCGCCAGTTAAAGATGATACGGTAGATGAATTTGTCGATTGTGTAAAAGAACTGGCAGCTCGCCTCGCCGCCTACGAGGAAACCGGGCTGGAGCCGAAGGAAATCGAGCGCGTTTTAGATTCATACGGGCGCGGCATGACCTTGCGAACTGAAAACGCTCAGCGGTTGGAAATCATCAAGGAAATTCCTATTGACCGCCTCCGCAAACTGGCTCAGGCGGAGAAAGAGGGGCGGCTTGTGGTGCTGCAGAATGTAAAATATACCGATTCGGACGGAGAAAAGGCATTGCGCCATGCTATGTATATGTGCGGTGTGCAAAACAATCCCGTCACGAGATACACAGCAGATGCAATCGCTGAAAAACTCACCCGCGAAGCCGCCGAGGCCGCGCTGAAGGAAAGGGAGGCAGAGCATGACAGATAAAGAGCTTTGGGAGCGCTTACACGAAAATGCAGAGTGGGCGCGATGCAACGAGTGGGAAACGCCTTTGTGCCTTGCGGATGATTTAACAGCAGCGGCTGATGCAATTGAGCGTTTGAAATCTGAACTCACTCAAGAGAAAATCGACAACACGAATCTCATAGGCGAACTTGCCACGGTGACCGCAGAGCGCGACCGATACAAGGCGGAGAGGGATGCGGCGGTCAATGATTTAAAATACGCTGTTAGTTTTTATACTGAATGCTTTTTTTGTAAGTACGAAACCGATGAGGGGAGCACACGGTGCGGCAAAAAAGACTGCTGGGAGTGGCGCGGATTGGAGGGAAACACGTGACACGGGAAGAACTACAATCGGCGATTCAGGATTTTTGGGATGAGGCATTCCACTATAGTAAACACAAAATCAGCGATACGTCAAAGGCAATTGCGTTGGAGTGCATGATGGATGCAGCAGAGCACAAGCGCACGTGTTCTTCGACCAACGCCGACCGCATCCGGGCTATGGACGATAATGAACTGGCGGAGTTTCTTTCGACTAAACTTAATGATGATTTTTATGGATGTCCAGATTTGATATTACAATGGCTCCAGCAGTCAGCAGAGGAGGAGTGATAATGGACTATGCCGATAGGTTAGACATGATGGACGACGACTGCGATATACAGGGATACCCGTTGAACGATGACAGGTGTGCGGATTGTCCGCTTGATGGGCATTGCGAATTTGTGAAGTGTAAGGAGAAGGAGGGCATGCAGAATGTTTTGGATAAACAAGACAAGGGCTGAAAAAGCAGCAATGATTATTGCAGGATATTGCGATAAGCAACTAACTTGCGATAAGTGTAGGTTTGCAGATGAAAACGGTAATTGTACGTTGCAAGCAAAAATTCCATCGGATTGGGAAATGCCGAAGGAGGGCGTACAGCATGAGTGAATTTGAACGGCAGGTTTACGCAGATATGAAATCCACAGACCGCATTTTGCTCTGGATGGCCAAATGTATTGAACTTTTTGAATTTTCGGATATTTTAACGAAGGAAGATATTAAGGGCCTTGTGAGAGTATTACAAGCTCATGAAAAGGAGGGTGTACAACATGAATGAATGGATTTCAGTTGCGGATAGGCTGCCGGAAGGAAAAGAAGATGTATTGTGTGTTGCATTTTGGCATGAAGCATGGCAGACAATGGTTGGATGGTACAGCGATTTAGTAGGAGAGTGGCGGATTATAACGCCAGTTGGTGAAAAAGTGCCTGGTGGAGTTGCTTTTTGGATGCCGCTGCCAGAGCCACCGAAGGGGGTAAAACAGTGAAAGAAGTATTTGAAAAGGCAATCCTTACATACGGCAAGACCGCGCAGGAGGATGTTGCCATCGAAGAAATGAGCGAGCTTATCAAGGCGATTTGTAAAATGCGTCGCGCCGGCGTGAACGAAAAGCCAGCGGCAACGGATGCCATCGTTGACGAGATCGCGGACGTATCCATCATGTTGGAACAACTCTGTATGATGTACGAGTGCTTTGAAGCTGTTGAAAATCGCAGAAGGTACAAGGTGCGCAGGCTGGCAAACAGGCTTAAGGAGGCCCCGGCATGCTCGAAATAATCATAGCTTTCGCAAAGGCTGTGGGAATTGTACTGCTTCTGTCCTGCCCTATTGTTATGTGGGCGTGCTTGGTGGTCTCAGGGAGGTTCGATGATGATTGAGCGACAGTGTGAAGTGTGTGGTGTTCCGATGATATTGAAGAGACCGAACTCGTCTCGGAAATATTGTGATTCATGTGCTAAAAAAGTCAGAATGGAAAATCAAAAAATAGCACAAGAACAACTAAAATTGAAAAGAAAAGCCGAGAAAATAAGGGAGCGGGACAAGCTCGGTTCATTTTTAAGGGAGCTGGATACATATAACAACGAGCGCCGAAAGCGCGGAGAATGCCCTATAAGCTACGGGAAATATGTGGCTATGCGCAGAGGTTTGATAGCGGAGGTTTGATAAATGGAATATGAAAAGCTTAAGAACTATGAACGATACTGGCGGGCGAATCGAAGCATTGAGCAACGCATCATGGCGATGAAATCTGCTGAAACCAGCATTACACCACAGGCCGGAGATGGCAGCCAGCACATAGGCGCACACGACCCGATGAAAGCAGTAGATATGCGAGTTGATTGGTGTGCATCACACAGCGATGACTATGCCAAGAACCTTGCTGTAATGCGTAAAGTGGATAAAGCCATTAATTCGCTGCAAGACCCGTTAGAACGCGAAATTTTGCGGCTAAGATACACGGATTTTAGATATGGGCATCAAATGTCATGGCCACAGGTTAAAGAATCGCTTTATGGAAAAATGAGTGTGGGAAAGATGACAATATATCGTTTGCATGATGATGGAGTGAAGCATTTTTGTGAGTTGGGACACAATGATACATAATGGTACTTTGTGAGACTTGAAAGCTATACAAATGATGCGGTACAATATAATCGAGAAAGCGCGTAGAGAAATCTGCGTGCTTTTTCCTTTCTGCGCTGGGGAACGCCATGACGCTGATTTGTCAAAGCCCGGGCAAAGCGCAGAAAAAAAGCGAGCTGCCACCGATCAGGTGATCCTGTGGGGCCGACGCTGGCAGACGTGCCAACCGTGAGAGCCGGTTAATACCGCCGCGGGTCGGGAATATAACCCGCATCAGTTTTATAGCTCATCTGCCATGTGTAGAAGGAGCATACGAAAGCGTCCCAGTCATTGGGCGCTTTTTGCAGAATGAAGCCGCGCAAGCTCTTGTAGGAGCGTATCATGCGCGCCGGTAGATACAGCAGCCCGGATTGTGATACAGACCCCGCCGCGCGAGCCATAAGGCAGCGTACCATGGCGGGGTCGACCTATAGGAGGATACAGCATGCAGATAATCAAAGCGATAGCCTTTGTAATCGAAGCAATTATGGCAATATATTGGCTATTAAAAGATGATCGCCAAAGAGCGATTTTTTATATGATTCTCATGCTTTTCCTTGTTTGAATATGTGTTGATTGTCTGCGCGAGGGGAATCGGCACACCAAAGCGTAACGTATCGGTTGAGAACGGCTTCGATGCGTATCGGAGGACGGGTAATTAGAGGCCCGTAATACGTGACGCGCCTCAAAGTACAAGAGGCTGACACGCCGGAAAGACGGCGATGCATGGAGAAAGAGCTGGGCGGCACAGCAGCTTAAAGGTATAGCCTAGTAGCGTTCACGGGTTCAAATCCCGTTTTCTCCATATGCCAATTGGTAAAGAAACCCGGACGCATACCGGGTCAACAAAGCAATGATGCCGGGGAAGACCCGGCAAGAAGATTTAGCCTATATGGGTTTATATAAAGAGGGTGGTGTTATGGCTGCAAGGTTGACCGACAAGCAGAAAAAGAAAATTATTGCCGATTATCTTGAAACTGAAAGCTATAATGCTACTGCAAAAAAAAATGGGGTTTGTGGGCAAACAGTACGTCGTGTTGTTGAAGAATCTCAAGGAATCGCAGAAAATCTCAAACGAAAAAAAGAAGAGAATACGGCAGATATTTTGGCTTATATGGAAAGCAAGCGAAACGCCGTGTGCAACATCATTGAAGTTGGATTACGTGTACTTCCTAAAAAAATCGAAGATGCAAGAACGGCTTCTGAAGTTACAACGGCGATTGGTACATTAATCGATAAATTCACAGCCTTTGGAGGAGCTACGGCAGAAACGGCAAAAGAGGATGGATTGTCGAAGAGTTTGAGAGAAATAGCGGAGGATTTGGAAAGCGATGATTAGCGATAAACAAAAGAAAATCCTCGCTTTCCCTTACTCCAAATACGACGCCATCATCTGCGATGGTGCTGTGCGCTCTGGAAAGACCTCTATTATGATGTGGGCGTTTGTAGATTGGGCCATGCGGGAGTTTTCCGGTCAGCGATTCGGAATTTGCGGTAAAACTGTAGACAGCGCAAGCAAAAATATTGTGGTTCCGTTTGTTTCAATGACACTTGCAAAAGAACGATACACTTTGCGATGGAGGCGCGCTGATAAAATTTTAGAAGTGCGACGTGGAGCTGTTACAAACTATTTTGAGGTTTTTGGTGGAAAAGACGAATCCTCTTTTGCATTGATACAAGGGAGAACTTTAGCAGGGGTACTGCTTGACGAAGTGGCGCTGATGCCAGAAAGTTTTTTTAATCAGGCCCTTGCTCGATGCTCGGTGGATGGCGCAAGACTGTGGTTTTCTTGCAACCCGGACAATCCACATCATTGGTTTTATATTAACTGGATAAAGAAACATAAAGAGCGAAATGCCCTATATTTGCATTTTGAAATGACGGACAACCCATCATTAAGCGAAAAAACGCTTGAACGGTACAGAACGCAGTATACGGGCGTTTTCTACGACCGATACATACGAGGATTGTGGGTTGCTGCTGACGGGCTGATTTATCCCATGTTTGGCGAGTCAAATATTGTAGATGATATTCCGGACAGCGGAGAATATTACATCAGCGTAGACTATGGTACGCTAAATCCATTCTCGGCAGGGCTTTGGTGTTGGGATGGGAAACACGCAACAAGGATTCGAGAGTATTACTATTCCGGCAGAGACGAGCGATTGAATAAAACGGATGAAGAATATTATTCAGAGCTTGAAAATTTGGCAGGCGATTTACAAATTCGTTCGGTTGTTGTGGACCCGTCCGCCGCATCGTTCATTGAGGTAATTCATCGGCATCATAGATTTTCCGTGCGTAAGGCTATAAACGATGTAGTACCTGGGATTGTAACAACTGCAAGATATTTGCAGGATGGCACGATAAAAATACATCGTGATTGCAAAGATGAAATCCGAGAATTTGGGCTTTATAGATGGGACGAAAAATCGAATGAAGATAGACCAATCAAAGAAAACGATCATGCAATGGATGAAACAAGATATTTTGTGATGACAATTCTGCGATATAAAGCGGGAAAGGAAAAATATATTCCGTTGAGCGAAAGGGTGGTGAATTGGTATTAAGACATATAACGATTGGGCTTTTGCCAATAGAGATGAAAATGCTCGAATGTCTTTTATTGAAGCTGCAATAAAAGAGCATAAAACATCAACGATGTATCGTATCGCAGCAGACGCCGAAGAATACGATAGGCAAAGAAACATAACAATCATGTCGTACCAAAAACTGCTTTATACCATGAGCGGTAAAGCTGTGCCGGATAATTACAGTGCTAATTACAAAATGGCGTCTAACTTTTTTAATCGGTTCGTTACACAGGAAAACCAATATTTGCTTGGGAATGGCGTTACGCTTGAAAAAAAGAGCAACAAAGAAAAGCTTGGAAGCAATTTTGATAACGTAATTCAGAAAGCGGGACGTAACGCTTTAGTACAGGGTGTATCATTTGGGTTTTGGAATAATGATCATTTAGAAGTGTTCAAACTGACCGAATTTGTACCGTTGTATGATGAAGAAAACGGAGCACTCATGGCTGGTATACGATATTGGCAAGTTGATGCAGATAAACCATTGCGCGCCACATTGTACGAGCTTGATGGGTACACAGAATATATTAAGTTGAAAAACAAAGATATGACCGTGAAAGAAGAAAAAAGGCCATATATTTTAATTACAAGGGCAAGCGCTGTCGATAATCCTGAAATTGTTGACGGGAAAAACTATTCGGGTTTCCCAATTATACCGTTTTGGGGAAATCCTCATAGACAAAGTGAGCTTATTGGGCTAAGGGAAAATATAGACGCATATGACCTGATAAAAAGCGGATTTGCGAATGATTTGGATGATGTTTCACAAGTTTACTGGTTGATAAAAAACGCAGGCGGAATGGATGATCTCGACGTTGCAAAATTCCTTGATCGTGTAAAAACAACTAGGGCCGCAGTAGTAACAGATACAGGGTCTGGAGCAGAGATTGAACCGCACACAATTGATATCCCTTATGAATCTCGTATAGCATATTTAGAGCGGTTAGAGCAAGATATGTATAACGACTTCCAAGCTCTTAATGTAACATCTTTGCAAGGCGGGCAAAAAACGGCAACGGAAATTGATGCAGCATATCTTCCACTTGATTTGAAAGCAGACCAGTTTGAATATTGCGTATTGGAATTTCTGAACGGGATATTTACTATCGCAGGCATTGAAGACAAACCTACTTTTACGCGAAATAAAATCAACAATCCGACAGAAGCAATGAACACTTTAATGCTCGCTGCGCCGTATTTAGATGATGAGTACATTACGAAAAAAGCGTGCACAATTCTAGGCGATCCGGATGCAGCGGATAAAATCTTGAAGCAAAAAGCCGCAGATGAAATGCAACGCTTCGATGAGGTAAATATCAATGCCGACGCCGGACAAAGCGCATCAGCTAACGGATGAAGAATTAAAAAAACTTGAGCGCCGAATTGCTAGTATTTACCGCAAAGCACGAGATGAATTGCAAGAGACTGTTGACGCTTATTTTGAATCTTTTGCTAAGCGGGACGAGGAAATGAAAGACCTGATCGGCACCTTCGTAAATGGCAGGGAATGGACGGAGCAGGACTATAAGCAATGGAGGCTGGCCCAGATCGGGCGCGGAAAACGGTTTGAGACTCTGCGGGATAAAGTGGCGGAGCGGATGACTAAGGCCAATGAAACGGCGGTCTCCTATGTAAACGACGCTACGCCGGGGATTTATTCATTAAATCGCAACTATGCCGCTTACACCATTGAGCAGGTGGCCGGCGATGTGGGCTTTGACATTTTGGACGAACAGACAGTAAAGCGCCTGATTGTGGAACGGCCTGATTTGATGCCCTATTATCCGACGAAAAAGGCCGTAAAGCGTGGCATTGATTTAACATACGGAAAGAAGCAGATAACCTCCACCGTCACCAGTGGGATTTTGCAAGGCAAGAGCATCAAGGGATTGGCAGACGATTTGCAGACCCGAATCCCCACCATGAACCGCGACAGCGCTATCCGGACGGCCAGAACGGCGGTGACGGGGGCGCAGAACGCGGGACGCATTGACAGCTATGCCGCTGCCCGAAAGATGGGCATTAAGCTCCAAAAAGAGTGGCTAGCTACGCTGGACGGGCGCACTAGACACAGCCATGCCATGCTGGACGGCGAAAAGGTGGATACAGACGCAAAGTTTTCCAATGGATGCCGCTTCCCTGGTGACCCACAGGGTAGGCCTGAGGAGGTATATAATTGCCGCTGCACGCTGATTGCGTCATTTCCTGACGTAAATGCCAGTAAAGCCCAAAGACGGGCCAGAAATTCGGAGACAGGCGAAAATAAGGTCATATCAGACATGACATACCAAGAGTGGATGAGGTGGAAGCGTGGAAGTTAGTTTTACTGATAACTCAAAAGAAGTTATTTCCGCCTTTGAAGAATCCTGTTTGAGAGCGCTGGAAAAGTGCGGATTGACGGCGGAGGGATATGCAAAGAAGCTTTGCCCGGTTGATACGGGAAATCTCCGCAATAGCATTTCGCATAAGGTGGATACCGATGAACCAGCGGCATATATCGGAACTAACATAGAATATGCCACTTATGTGGAGCTTGGGACTGGTATTTACACTTCTGGAGGACGTCCCACTCCATGGGTGTATCAGGACGATAAAGGGAAATGGCATTATACAAGAGGATATCCAGCGCAGCCGTTTCTCAAGCCTGCCGTTGCAGACCACAAGCAAACGTACAGAAATATTATAGAGGATGAGATGAAAAATGGATGAGTTGATAACACCAGAAAAAATCAAGTCAATTGAATCTGTGCTTGCAAAAGGCGATCGTGTGGAGCTGATACCTGTCAAAGACGGCGTGAAGGTTGTGCGGGTGCGGCGGGAGGAAGTGAAGCAGAAATGAAATATGTAATTGGAATAATTATTGTTTGGTTTCTATGCTCTCTTTTTTTATCTCTTGCGTATTTTTCCTTACTGCTTATCAACGAACTTGCAGTAATGGTGTTTGATGTTGACCCGTTGAAATGGCTAAAGCGAGAGATTTTCGAGCCTGTTGGACAGGGACTTTTTGAACTGATTCACAAGCAAAACTGAATACCATTTGGCGCTGATAAGCGTTTTAGCGTAACAAATAGAGGCAGTGAAGAAATGACAGACGAGCAAAGAGAAGCTTTTGAAAAGGCGTGGGAGGAGTTTAAGGCTTCTCTGATCAAAGAAACGCCATTTAAGCAAATACACAGATTCTTGAAATGGATTCTCGAAAAAATTTATACTGTTTGGCATCGGTAAGCGTTCCGATGTAACAACCGAGCGTGGTTATTCATCCAGAAATGGGTGGGTGGCCACGCTTTTTGTTTGGTAAAACCCGCGAAGCACAGCGGTTTTTATATAATCTATCGCCCCGAGGAACCGGGGACAAAGGAAAGGAAGATAGAAATGGCACTTACACGAAAAATGTTGAAAGCTATGGGTATCGAGGATGATAAGATCGATCAGATTATCGAAGCACATAGCGAAACAGTCGATGGCCTAAAGACTGACTTGAAAAAGTATGAGGAAGACGCAAAAGTCCTGCCTGATATCCGAAAGCAACTGGAAAAAGCGCAGGCTGACCTTGAAGCTGGAAAGAAAGACAGCTATAAAGTCAAATATGACGCTCTCAAAGAGGATTTTGAAAAATTCAAAAACGAACAGACACAAAAAGAAAATCACGAAGCAAAGGAATCTGCTTACCGTGGAATTTTGAAAGCTGCCGGGATTAGTGAAAAACGCATTGATGCAATTTTAAAAGTATCTGATATTGATAGTCTTGAAATCGAAGATGGAAAAATTAAAGATGCCGAAAAATTGACGGAAAACGCAAAAAAAGAATGGGCAGATTTTGTTGTTGTTGAAACGACAAATGGAGTGAAAACCCCTAATCCTCCGGCAAACAATCCAATCCCCGCAGAGCCTAAAAATCTTGCAGATGCCTTGCGGGTTAAATACGAGAAAGGATAAATGAATTATGCCTATTACTCTTGCAGAAGCTAAGGTCGGTATGGCCGACAAAGTTGACCAGCAGGTCATTGATATGTTTCGTCGCAGCTCGTTGCTGCTGGATCGTTTGACATTTGACAACTGTATCTCTCCGGGGACTGGTGGTTCTACCCTGTCTTATGGATATATTCAGCTGAAAACTCCTAGCACGGCGGCAGTACGTACCATTAACAGCGAATACACTGCTGGCGAAGCGAAACGAGAAAAGAAAACTACAAATGCAATCATTATGGGTGGCTCATTCCAGATTGACCGTGTACTACAGAACACGAGCGGCGCAATTGATGAGCTGGCATTCCAGGCGGAGCAGAAAATCAAAGCGACGGCGAATTATTTCCATAACCTTGTAATCAACGGCACTTCGGCGTCTTCTGGCGCTGGGTTTATTCCGAACACATTTGACGGCCTTAAGAAGCTGTTGGCTGGTACGTCCAATGAAATTACCAGCGCCGTAAGTCTTACAAGCGCCGCTGAACTGGATGCAAACTGTAATGCTTTTCTGGATGAGTTGGATGGGTTCCTCACGGCGCTGGATGGCACGCCGTCGATGCTGTTGATGAACTCTAAAATGCTTACCCGAGTGCGTGGATGTGCGCGACGCGCTGGGTATTATGATCGTACCAAAGATGATTTTGGCCGATATGTAGAAACATACAACGGCATTCCCTTGATGGATGCAGGAAAATACTATAACGGCTCGGCGACTGTTGATGTTGTGGCGGATACTGCGGCCAGTTCATCTGCTGCTGGCACTTCCGAGATTTATGCCGTGTCGCTTGGCCTTGATGGTTTCCACGGCATTTCGCCCACGGGTACCAGTGTAATCCAGTCTTATATGCCTGACTTGATGGCCCCCGGGGCGGTCAAAACTGGCGAAGTTGAACTTGTGGCTGGCGTTGCACTGAAAAACACTCTTAAAGCGGCGGTACTTAAGGGGATTGCTACATCGCCTAAAACCGGAGCTTAAGCATAAGACAGGGAGGCAGCGTAATGCTTGAGGAAGTTCTTAGGCACATAAACAATTGGTTTTTAGTGCCAAATGGAATACATGAGAATGTTTATACCATTGAGAACGGCGGCATTACGCTGCCGTTTCTTGTTGATAAACAATATTTTAGGATTATCGGTAGCGTATTTAACGATGGATTGTATAAATACGGAAACGAATTAACGCTTGTCGATGAAACTTTTGACGGAGCTGTTTGGGCGCTTGCAGTGCCAAACTCGATTATAACGGTTTCAGAAGAGATCATTGCATGGAAAACAAAAAATGGAGTTTCGGGGCCGTATGTTTCCGAAAGTTTTGGTGGCTATTCTTACACAAAAGCGACAAACAACAATGGAAATGCTATCGGATGGCAAGATGCGTTTAAATCGCAATTGGATGCATACCGAAAAGTGGGAAATTGTGACGCTGTGCAGCCAAATAAAATCAATACTCCGATATATAAACGCCCGTTTGACCCTGATTATCCGTGGAGGTAATTATGAGTTTGTTAGATGATTTTGCTATTCCATGTGTAATTATGGAAAAAACGCGTATTCCGGATGGAGAAGGCGGTTATATTTTGCAATGGTCGGAAGGCGCAGTTTTTATTAACCATCAAGCTTTGGACACGAGCATGGAAGCACGACGCGCCGAAAAAGAGGGCGTAACAAGTTTGTATTCGGCGTTGGTGCAAAAGACAGTGCCTATTGAGTATAACGATTACTTTAAAGACAAAGCAACAGGGGTTACATATCGTGTTACTTCAAACCCGGAAGAAAAGAAATCACCTGGTTCTGCATCGTTTGATCTTAAATGTTTTACGGCAGAACGAAAGGAGCTGCCGCAATGACAAAAGCAGCGGCGTTGCAAAGTTTTTTTACACAGTTTTTACCAGCGTATGCTGCATCCGCAGTTCCCTCCGATGTTGTTTTTCCGTATTTAACATACGAGCTCGTCACTGACGCTTGGGAAGGCGGAGAGGTAAGTTTAACTGTTAATTTGTGGTATTATACAACAAGCGAAAAAACGCCAAACGAAAAAGCACAGGAAGTGTCTAATGCACTTGGAACTGGCGGAAAAGTGATTACATGCGATGGCGGTTATATTTGGTTAAAACGCGGTTCTCCATGGTGTCAATCACTAAAAGATGATACGGATGCAAATATCAAGCGGCGGTACTTGAATGTAACCGCAGAATATTTAACAGCAAATTAAATATATTCCCCCGCTCTAAGTGTTGAGTGGGAAGGGCTAAACGTTGCCACCTGTTCAAAATTTTGAATGGGTGGCATTTGTTTTTTGAAAGGAGAAATACAATGGGAAAATTTACAGTAATTCCTCAGAGTACATTTGAAGAAATGCAACTTGATGCGGGTGTTGTGCTTAAAAAATTTACACCAGCGACTCCCACAGCGCCAGAAGATGCAGATATTGTGTGCGCAACAACAGGCGGTATCAATGTTTCGTGCGTACCGACGTATTCTGACATGGGCGAGGATGTTGATAACTGCCCCGTGAATATGAAAGAGCTGAAACATCTGGATAGCTGGGAATGCAAGATGTCTTTTACATCGCTTGGAACATCGCCAGAATCTATCCGATTGGCGTTGGGCGCAGCGGATATTGGTAGCCCAGATTCGACGAAAATTACGCCGAGACGTGACCTGAAGCAATCCGATTTTGCTGATTTATGGTGGGTTGGAGATCGTGCCGACGGAGGTATGGTTGCTGTTTGTCTAAAAAACGCTCTTTCTACTGGCGGGTTTACCCTACAGACTTCGAAGAATGGTAAGGGACAAGTATCCGTAGAACTGACTGGCCATGTGTCGCTTGATGCACAAGATTCGATGCCGATGGAGTTTTATAGTGCTGCTCCTACTGAATAAACGAGGTGAATAATGAGACTATCTGATATTAAAGGCGAACGCACTTTAGATGTAATCGCTGAAATTATTGAGCCTATTACCAATATTGCAACCGATGATATTGCGGCAGCAATGTTTAAACGAGAAAAGCTGCCAGAAGGCGAAACGGCAAAAGGATTCTTGCTGAATCGAGCAAAAAAGTCACTCCCACAGCTGCTAAAAAATCACAAAGCGGATATTATTTCAATTTTGGCATCCATTGAGGGAACAAGTGCCGCAGAATACAGTAAAAAGCTTAACCTTGTAAAGCTCACAAAAGATTTTATTGATTTGATGACCGATGAAGCCTTTACGGAACTTTTTACCTCAGCACAGAGCGGGGATTCCTCTGGCTCTGTGCAGGAGAATACAGAGGATACAACAGTGTAATTGCTTTTACGCGGTATGCCATATCAAAATTCAATGAAAAGCAAAAACAAATCGCATATGAAGTATATGTGACAGACGCGCTTAAAGTAATTGGAGAAAATGTATCAAGAATTTCTGGCGGCTCGTACATGAAGGCTAGATACATTGAAATTATAGATCCAAAACCGGAAGAAACGCGCACAAAGGACGAAATTATCAATCACATGAAAAATATTCTTTCCTCTCTCTAAGTGTTGAGAGAGATGGGCTAAGAGGTGCCATCTCAACGAAAGGAGGGGGCACCTCTGAATCTTTTTGACCTGTATGCAAAAATCACGTTAGATGATAGTGAATATCAAAAAGGCATAGATGATGCAGGCAAAAAAACATCATCATTTGCAGATAAATTAAAAACAGGTCTTGCAGCGGCGGCAAAGGTTGGTGTTGCTGCAATCGGGGCAGCGGCAGCAGGCATTGCGGCATTGACAAAAGCATCTGTTGAAAACTATGCAGAGTACGAGCAGTTAGTTGGTGGTGTAGACACATTATTTAAGCAGGCATCTGATACAGTTCAGCAGTATGCGGCAAATGCATATAAAACAGCCGGAATGTCTGCAAATGAATACATGAATACTGTGACTAGCTTTTCTGCGTCTTTGATTCAAAGTCTTGGCGGTGACACAGAAAAAGCGGCAGTTGTGGCTGATCAAGCCATAACCGACATGTCTGATAATGCAAATAAGATGGGTACAAGTATCGATATGATACAAAATGCTTATCAAGGATTTGCAAAACAAAACTTCACTATGCTCGATAACCTTAACATTTTTGGGGGCGCGGCGGCATAATGCATAATCCGCCAGCGCGAACCCTCTCTGATTGACTTGGACACCCCGCAGCGGGGCAACAGGGCGCAAGGGTAATGCCAGCGTGAACGACTAAGTGAGGGGGCTCCTGCAGCAAGCAGGAGAAGCGATAGTCTGACCTACCGTATATGCTGATGAATCAAGCGGTAGATTAACACAGTGCAAACTTGGGTATGGTGGCACAAAAGAAGAAATGGAGCGTCTTTTAAAGGATGCGCAAAAGATTTCAGGTATCAAGTATGACATTTCTTCATTTGCCGATATCACAGAAGCTATCCATGTAATGCAGGAAGAAATGGGGATTGCGGGCACAACAGCAGCTGAAGCTTCGGAAACCATTGAAGGCAGCATAAATTCCATGAAATCAGCATGGAGCAATCTTGTCACAGGTCTTGCAGATGAAAATTCCGATTTGGATAAACTGATTAACAATTTTGTAGATAGCACTGCAACGGCAGCAAAAAATATTATCCCAAGAGTAGAGCAAACGTTAATTGGAGTCGGTACGCTTATATCAAAGTTGGCACCGGTGATTGGAGAGGCGGTACCGAGACTAGTTACAAATGTTTTACCGTCTCTTTTAAGCGCAGGTGTAAAGCTTGTAAGTGGTATCGTCGAAGGGATCGCCAGCAGTTTGCCTCAGGTGCTTGAAGCTGGCACTAATTTATTAAGTCAACTAACAACAGGCATAGAAAATGGATTGCCTGATATGATGAGTCGACTGCCACAAATCATAGACGATTTTCTAAATTTTATTACGGAAAATTTGCCGTCTATTCTTGAAAAAGGCGTTGAAATGCTCAATTCTTTGGTAAATGGCATTATCAACTCAATTCCCCAATTGGTTGGACAATTACCCAAAATTATAAAGTCTTTTACTACCTTCATATCTCAAAATCTACCAACTATCATACAATCCGGTATAAACATTTTACTTAATTTAATAAAAGGTATTATGCAAGCTATTCCACAACTGGTAGCTTCATTACCGGAGCTTATCAATGCTATTATAAACGGCCTTGCAAGTTTGTATTTGGATTTAATGCGAGCTGGCGGACAAATTGTTCAGGGGATTATAGATGGTATTGCCGCGGCATGGAACGGCCTGGTTTCGTGGTTTAACGGATTGTGGGATTCCCTGTTCGGAAATCGAAGCGTAAGCGTTAACGTAAATCAAGCGTCCAGCAGAAGCGTTAACGGATCACACGCATCCGGCCTTGACTATGTACCGTTTGATGGATACATCGCAGAACTGCACAAAGGTGAAATGGTTGTCCCCGCAAAACAGGCGAAACAATTAAGGGGAAATTCCCCAAGCGAAGGCATCAATATAAATGTGTATGGAGCGCAAGGCCAAGATGTCAACCAGCTTGCCGATATTGTTATGTATAAAATTCAAAATGCATTTTCCAGAAGGGAGGCGGCACGAGCTTGAAAGATCGTTTTTGGCTTGATAGTGAATGCTCCGAAGATTTTGGAATTTATTTGCAAGGGCCTATTGAGTTTAGCCAAGCAACGCCGAAAGTATCTACAGAATCGGTTCCGGGGCGCAACGGAGACCTACATTTTTATCAGGGAGCGTTTGCAAACCGGACAGGCTCTGTAGATTGCTTTGCTTTACAACGCGGCGTGAATGAAGCGCTAGATCGAATCTTTCGCTGGACTTTGCTTACCCAAGGATATCGCAGGCTTGAAACAACAGACGAGCCCGAATGTTATCGAATGGCAAGGATTATAAATGGGCCTGAAATCGAAATCCGCATGAAGCTTTTGGCTCCGTTTTCAATTGAATTTGATTGCATGCCTCAAAAATTTTTAAAATCCGGAGAATACCCAATATCATTTTCAGCGTCTGGAAACTTGTATAATTTCGGATTTCCGGCGCTGCCTATTATAAATGTAAGAGGAAACGGAAGCGGAATGCTCCGGATTGGGGAGTATTCCGTACAATTTAAAAACATCGAAGAGTACGTGATGCTCGATTGTGACACGCAAAACGCTTACAAGGGCACAGAAAATAAGAATAATACAATTTCTGCCGCTACATTCCCAAAATTGGAACATGGTGAAAATCAAATTGCTTGGAGCGGCGAAATCACAGGAATAAAAATCACTCCAAGGTGGTGGACATTATGAATCCTATTTTGTTTGAATCCACAGAAAACAATTTTGATACGAATGGCATCGGAATTTTAACTGATGCCATTTTTTGTGAAATCACAGAGGAACGCAACGGCATTTTTGAACTTGAAATGCAGTATCCGATTACAGGGATCCATTATAAAGAAATAAAAACACGAAACATTATTTTTGCACCTCCAAGCCCCATAGACAACGCGCAGCCATTTCGCATTTATAGGATTACCAAACCGCTCAACGGAATTATAACGATTTATGGTGAACACATCAGTTATGATCTATCCGGAATCCCTGTGTCTCCATTTACAGCCGGGAGCGCGGCAGAAGCTATGTCAAAGCTGCAAAGCAGCGCGGCAATCGAAAGCCCGTTTACATTCTGGACGGATAAAGAAACGGTTGCAACAATGTCTGTAGTGGCACCAGCGTCCACGCGTTCGTTGCTAGGTGGTCAACAAGGCAGCGTATTAGATGTATATGGCGGAGAATATCAATTTGACCGATACACCGTTCGTCTATATAACCAGCGCGGAATGAATCGCGGGGTATCTATCAGGTATGGTAAAAATCTTACTAGCCTTGAACAAGACGAAAACATTTCCAGCGTTTATACAGGCGTTTATCCATATTGGATGGATACCGATAACAACCTTGTCACACTTCCTGAAAAAATTCTAAACGCTCCCGGCACATATAATTTTACACGAATTATGGCGCTGGATTTATCGCAAGAGTTTGAAAGCGCGCCTACGGAGAAGCAGCTAAGGAACCGCGCTAATACATACATGACGGCAAATAACATTGGTGTGCCCAAAGTAAGCCTGGATGTATCGTTTATTCAGCTTGAACAGACCGAAGAATATAAAAACATTGCGCTTTTGGAACGCGTAGAACTTTGCGATACGGTAAATGTTGAGTTCCCGGAATTGGGAGTGTCTGCAACGGCCAAATGCGTAAAAACCGTTTATGATGTGCTGCAAGAACGCTATACAAGTGTGGAGCTTGGCGAAGCGCGCACAAATATTGCAGATACAATTGCAGACCAGCAGCAAAAAATAGAAAAAGCACCGACAACAAGCGCAATGCAAAAAGCCATAAACAACGCTACAAATTGGCTAACCAGTGCCGATGGCTATGTAATAGCGGTTAAGGATGACAACGGCACATGGAAAGAAATCCTGTTTCTGGACACGCCAAGCGCCGAAACCGCAAAAAATGTGTTGCGCATAAATACAAACGGCATTGGGTTTTCAACGAATGGTGTAAACGGACCTTACAGAAATGCTTGGACGATTGACGGGAGTTTGGTGGCAGACTTCATCACGACAGGAACATTAAATGCGGCTCTTGCAAAAATTATAAACATAGATGCCACAAATATAAATACCGGAACGCTAAATGCTGATTTGATTAAAGCTGGTGCGATTCAAAGTGTAAACGGCGTGACTAATATTAATATGGAAACCGGCGTACAACGTTTTAGACAACAAAGCTCATTGGATCCTAATTACGATGTTGAAATTTCAATGTGGTCAAATGGAATGTTAATCAACACGATCAACAGAGCAAGTGGACAGACTAAACTTATCGCTCAATTGTCTCTTGCACTTGTTTCCGGGAATCTTGTTGGGGCGCTGGATATTTCGCAATTTACGGTACGAAAAACCGACGGCACTGGTGTAGTAGTCGCTGGACTTTCGACAAATGGCTCTGTACAACTGGGGGCCGATTCTATTGTTGTGCCTAGAATAAATAGCTACGACGTTACATGGACATATAGCAACGAACTTGGGAAATATGTTCTCACAAACGTATAAGGAGGCAACATGCAAGTAACAAAAAACATAACGCTTGATTTACTTGAAACGGGTAGTCCGGTCATTATAAAGGCAAAACAAAACGACCGAAACACACGTTATATCGCGGCGCATCTATACGTTGGGAGATTAGACTATCAGGTGCCAAGCGGAACAGAGATTGCTTTCCGATATAAAAAACCAGACGGCACAGCGGGCTTTTATGACGCGCTGCCGGACAACTCTCCTGCCATTACTGTATCTGGCAATACGGTTACGGTTGAGCTTGTGGAACAGGTATTGACCGTAGCAGGATGCGTCCATTGCGAAATTAACATGTATAATGCCGCATCGGAAAAGCTTACAACGTTTACGTTTGAAATTTCTGTAGAGGAAAGCGTCCTGACTGACGCAGAAATCATATCCAGCGATTATTACAACGTACTTACAGCGGAAATTACAAAAGCGCTGCAAGCCGTAACTGACGCGACAGAGCAAGCCGAAAACGCCGCACAAAGCGCACAGGACGCCGCAGATAATGCAGCAATGTCCAAAGACTGGGCTGCTGGCCAACCCGTTACATACAACGGCACCCCCGTCTCCATCGCCTACGCGGGGACGAATCGTATCGCGTCCATCACAGCCTACGGTGAAAACGCACAGGGCGGGACAACGGAGGCTCCTGTGGCGCTCACGGGGGTGGACTCGGTGCAGGTGTGTGGGAAAAATATGCTACCGAACAAGGCGAAAACAAACACAGTTGCCGGAATAACGTATACCGTAAATCCGGATAAAAGCGTTACGGCTAAAGGTACCGCAACCAGTTGGAGTAACATCGTCATTGATGCGGATTTCTCTTTGCCTGCTGGGACCTATACTCTTAACTCAAATATACAGACTGCTGGTGTAAGTCTGGTAATTGGAAAGGATACTTCGGGGAAGAAAAATATTGCCGTTTCGTCGACCGCGAGCAAAACGTTTACGTTATCCGATTCAATAAAACACTGTGTTGCGTATATTGCTGTCGCTCCTGATTCGGTAGTTGATACCACAATTAGACCTATGCTCAACCTCGGCAAAACGGCCATGCCCTACGAGCCATATAAAGGCAACGTGACACAGCTCCCCATCCCGCGCCCGCTGCGTAAAGTTGGCGATGTGAGGGACGTGTGCCGGACGAGGGTTAAGAGCGTCTATGATAAGCGGGTTGTGCTGGATGGGAGTTTGGACGAAGCATTTATCCAAACAAATATCATTGATGGATGGATTCAAATTGCTACCGAATCGGATTCGGTTATTCCTGAATCTACGAGCATTGTAGGGAGTATTAAATCTAGCTACTTAAAGGCTTACGCTATCGAAGAAGTCTATTCAAAAAAATATTCAGGTATTTCAGTAGATTCAAACAGAAGAATTAGGCTGTCCTTCAAAACATCTGAATATCCAGAAGTTACATCGGTGGATACGGCAAGAACTTATCTTTCGGCACACCCCCTTACCGTATATTACCAGTCCACCGCCTACGATGGTACCAACGGGCTGGACGTGTGCTTGACGGAGTACCAGACGGGCTACATCGAAAGCTATGCGGACGAAAGCATCACAACGGCGTGGATATCCAGCACGGGAGCACTTTCCACAGGCGCAGAAGTTGCCTATGTGCTTAACTCCCCCGAAACCTACGCCACCGACCCGTTGGACATTGACAACACAGCCGGCCCGCTCACCGTCATGACCGGCGGCGAGCTTGAGGTGCGGATGACGGAGCTTGTCGGGACACGCAGCCCGGAGCTTACCGGGAAGATGGACAAGGCTGTATATACTCAGGTCGGAAATCTTAATCTGGGCGATAACACTAACTTGTTAAACCCCGTAAATCAGCAAGGACAAGCAAGTTATACAGGCGACAGCACATCGCCGTACTGTATCGACAGATGGAGGATCTCAAACGGTACTACATATAATATAGCTTCTCGCGCGTTGACTGCATCGAGTTATGCAAACCGCGCGTGCGGGATGTGGCAAACGAATGAACTTGCTCAGCAAGCCCTTGCAATTGGCAGTACAATCACTTTTTCGGGATACATCAACGGAATGCAACATTCCGGGACGATAAAAATTCTTAATAGGGATTTATATAGCAGTTTTGCAGAAGTCCCGGCTGGATATGAATGCGATGATTTTGAAATCGTCTGCTGTACGGCTTCGCACGAACAAAGCAAATACAATTTGGGGATTTATCCAAAGAAAGAAGCTGTTTTGAACTGGATTAAATGGGAAAAAGGACTTTACGCAACGCCTTATGCACCAAAAGGGTTCGGCTTGGAACAACTTGAATGCATGCGCTATTATCAAACTATTAAGGGCATAAAGTATGTCCTTAGAAAAGCATTGGCGTCGGAGGGATTCCCATATGTAATCCCTGTTACATTTATGCCTATGAGAGCAGTACCGCAAACGGATATTACAGTCACGGAAGGCGCTGAAAACAACTTAACTGCTACGGGAGTAACTCAAACCGCTTGTGGCATTCAGTTTCAACCCGTTGCCGAAAATGTAGGCCTTACTTTTACTCTTACGCTTTCGGCAAATTTATAATCAGGAGGTAAAAAATCATGACACCATTTGCAGGAATCAACAGAATCACAAGCCCTTACGGATACCGGGAATACTGGTATAATGGACGTCTCATCAAGGAGCAGCATAAGGGACAGGACATTGTTCCGACGCAACAGGCCGGACAGACACTTCCCGAAAGCGCATGGGCTGTTCGGGAGGTGACGGGCGGAACGGTAACAGCTGTGAGCACAGGTTATAACGGTGGACGCGGCAATCTGGTAAAGATACAGACAGCGCCGGGCGTGGTCGAAATTTACCAGCACCTGAAAACCATTACCGTGAAAGTTGGGCAAACGGTACGTCAGGGCGATGTAATTGGCGTTGCTGGCAGCACGGGGCAAGTTACAGGCCGTCACCTGCACTTTGAGGTACAGGTAAATGGCACAGCTGTTGAGCCTTCCGCGTGGAGCGATTTGCCGAATAAAGCGGATACTTACAATGGCAATGATACGCTTGACCATCCTGCGGAAGATGCCTACAAGCAGTATAAAGCTACAGTGCTTGTTGATGGTTTGAGACTGCGCCCGTATCCGGAGGCGGACGACTTCAACGCTAACGATGCCATTGCAACGCTCGTTAAAGGGAAAGTATACGACCTGAAACAGACCCGAAACGGCTGGGCTTTCCTCCTTACCGATGATGGTTCTGGAGGATGGGCGTGCATTGAAGATTCCAACGGTAAATACTTGGATATAAAGGAGGTATAACCTCCATGGAATGGACTGTTATAACAGTGCTTGTTGCTCTGGTTGGCCTGCTTGCTACAGTAGGCGCTCCGGTTATTAAACTCAACAGCAACCTCACAAAACTGACGGTGCTGCTTGATACGTTGAAAAACGACATGCAAGAGCAGAAAAAGTCTGCGAAAGAAAGTCACCGCCGGCTTTGGGAGCACAACGACGAGCAGGATGGCATGATTGAGAATCACGAGAAGCGCATTACGCTTTTGGAACAGAAATAACGTAGGAGGAACATATGGAACAGATTATGAACTACATCAAACCGGAGCTTTCGGTGCTGCCCGTTGTGCTCTACTTTTTGGGCATGGCGCTGAAAAACGCGCAGGCTGTTAAGGACAAGAATATCCCCATCACGCTGGGCGCTGTAGGCATTGCTCTGGCGGCTTTATGGGTAGTATCGACCTCCACCATTACCGGATGGCAAAGCGTCATGTTGGCGCTGTTTACGGCCATTGTGCAGGGTGTGCTTGCAGCTGGGTGCAGCGTGTATGTAAACCAGATTCTTAAACAAAAAAACAAAACGGAGTAATCCTTAGGGGCTATCCGCTTGGGTAGCCCCTTGTTTTTTTACATGTTTTATAACAAACTTGTTATAAAATGCACATGAAAATGGTTTGATGTTCGTGTAACTTGCCAATTGAAAAATATAACAAACTTGTTATATAATATAGACATAGACAAGGGAACAAACGGAGGAATCAGAAATGAAAAAGTTCAATCTTAGCCAGATTATGAAAGACGCTTGGAGCTTTTACCGCGCTGGCGGACGTACATTTTCTGAAAGCCTGAAAGCTGCGTGGGCTGGCGCTAAGGCTCTTGCCCACAAGATCGTTGTAAAAAACTGGTTTTTGAATAAAGAGTTCACGAGCGGCGAGCGCTATGCGATCAGCGTTTCGGACGATGCTAAGATGGAGCGCGAAACAGAAAAAGCAATCCTTATTAAGTGGTTCAGCGAGTTTGGCACAGTTAAGCATTGGATTCCGAAGTCCTGCTGTGAGAGCTTCTAATTTTAAGCAAAAAAGGAGAATGAATTATGAACAGAAACATAATACTTGAAGACCTCTTTTTGAAAAACATTGGCCTCGTCGTAGATGGCGCAGCCGTATGGGAAGAAATCGAACAGGCTGCAACTGAGTGCCAAGAAGATGGAGAACAATGGGTCGTTGGTCAAGATGATAAAATCGGGAAGTGGGAATACTACATCGATTTGAAGCGCTCCTACGATGAAGAATTTGATATGTGTAACACCGATATTGAGCTCCTTGAAATCCGCGTTGAGCGCCCAGACCGCGATACAGCACAGTTCAAAATTCCGAGGTTTTCGTAATGGAAAAATTAAAAGAAGTTCGTAAAAAAGCAGGCCTAACACAAGTTGAACTTGCTGAAAAAGTAGGGTGTTCTCAAGTATGCGTAGCAAGATGGGAAAATGGAACAAATGACCCATCTTTAAAAATGGCGAAAGCCTTAGCTGAAGCTTTAAAATGTAAAATCGACGATATTTTATAATATTCTGAAGGTAAGAATATGAAATACAGGTTTACGGTCCATCAACTTGAGGCGATGGCCTCTTACCAATGGCTCACAGATCGCGAAAAGTGCGTGTTTGAACTGTTTTATCGTAAGGGATGGGAAATTGAGGCGATTGCCGCTGAATTGGACGTAAGCCGCGGCACAATAAACAATGTGCTAAAATCCATCAGAGGTAAAACAACACTTCCATATTAAGCAAAATATGCACTTAAATCGTCCCCGACTTGTCCGTATTTTGGACAGGCCGGGGGCTTTTTTGCGCTATGATGAAATCAAAGAAAGGATGTTTTTCATGGACTATGTGCGCCGCTTAATGACTGTAGGAGGATACGATTTGGAAACCGCGCTTGATATCTATTTCAAGCACTGCGTATACGGTACGCTTACTGAACTGGAAGCGGAACTTGTGGAAAGAGAACATGAAATAAAATCTGTGTAAAGGCGTGAGGCATTATGTATAACCAATTTATGGGATACCAGCAGCCGCAAAATTTTCAAGTTGTAAGCCCTTATCAAAGCCGTTTAAGCGCTATGGAAAATGCGCAGATACCAAGATATGAAGTGATTCACGTAAACGGAGAAAATGGTGCAAAAGCGCTGCAAATGGCACCGAACAGCAACGTAATTTTGATGGATGATACTGCACCTATTGTTTGGCTTGCGCAAACGGACGGCGCGGGCTATAAAACGGTTACTCCATATACAATAAGCCCGTACCAGCCGGAACCGGATGTAGATGTAAGAACGTTGGAAAACAGGATTAAACGATTGGAGGAAATGCTCAATGAATCCTATGCTGTCAATGCTGGCCAAAGGGATGTCGTCAAGCCCGCAGATGCAAGGGAATAACCCCATGCAGCTTTTGCAACAGTTTTCGCAATTCAGGCAGCAGATGCAAGGGAAAGACCCTGAAGCAATGGTGAATGAGCTGCTGAAAAGCGGGAAAATGTCCCAGGCCCAATTTGAACAACTGAAGCAGCAAGCGCAAGGCTTGCAATCTTTTTTGAAGTAGACCGGGTGCACACGGTTTATGATAAACAAAACTTTTGAAAGGAGATATCTATGGACAACTATTCTCTCTCTGATATTCGAGCCGTGACGGAAGGCGGCGGCGCAGAAGGCTTTGGCGGCGGCGCTTGGTGGATCATTATTCTTTTCCTTTTCCTGTTTGGTACAAACGGGTTTGGCGGGAAAAATGACGGTGCCACGGCTGCGACGCAGCAGGAAATTCTGTACGGCCAGCAGTTCCAGGGCATCAACGACCGTCTTGCCAGCATTGGAAATGGTGTATGTGACAGCACGTTTGCGCTGAACAACAGCATTTTGAACGAGGGCCGATCGATCCAGATGCAGCTTGCCGATTGCTGCTGCAATACGCAGCTTGCTGTAGCGAACCTTGCAGCGCAGGGCGACCGAAACACATGCGCGATCACCACGGCGGTTCATGCCGAGGGCGAACAGACGCGTGCGCTCATCCAGCAAAATGAGATGCAGGCTCTTCGCGATAAAGTCAGCGCGCTGGAGCTGAACAACGCCATGTGCGGCGTTATCCGGTATCCGACTGCTACTACATTTGGCGCAGGCATGAACCCGTTTTTCGGCGGCTGCGGCTGTGGCTGCTCCAACATCTGATAAGGCCCTGCTGGCCGAGGTTTTTGGGCGGGGCGAATGCTCCGCCCTTTTTTAATTTGAAAGGAGACTTTTTATGTCTTGCAGTGCTGCTCTTTATACCGCGAATACCACGGCTCAAACAGTCGCCGTAGACGGTACGGTTGCTCTTGGTTCTATTGTCCGCCGCTACGGCTGCGGATTGGCTCTTTCCGGCAATGTCATCTCTATCACGAATCCCGGTTACTACGATGTTGACATCAGCGTTACCGCTGTTCCTACAGCCGCAGGCACTGTCACAGTGTCGTTGTTTCAGGACGGTGTGGCCGTTCCGGGCGCTACGGCATCTGAAACTGTTGCTGCCGCTGCAAACAGCGTAAGCATGAGCCTTTCGTCTCTTATCCGTATGCTGTCCGGAGCTAACGTTACCAATTTGTCGCTCGTTCTTACCGGAGCCGCGTCCAGCGTAACAAACGTTGCGACGGTCGTTGAGAAAATTTAATGGATGCTCAGGATTATTACCGCGCAATCATCGGAATAAACAGCGCGAATCTTGCGGCAAACATGCAGAACGTTGAAATAAACCAGGAAATTTTGAAACGTCAAAAAACGCATGAATACGACAATGATAAAATCATCGCGCTGCTCACCGATATACTGGAGGTGTTAAACAAGTGACGGTATCGGAAATTTTTAATGCAATTTCAAACCACCAGATAGAAGGCATTATGCTGCATGGTCAGATGGCGGATTATTTTGATTTTTTATCCTTGCACGGTTTTAAACGCATGCAGGAATACCACTATCTTGACGAATCAACCTGCATGCGATCTGTACACAGATATTACATCAACCATTACGGGAAGCTTTTGCCCGGAGGGCATCCGGCGGGGCCTTCGCTTATTCCTGCGAGCTGGGGAAATTATACGAGACAAGAAGTTGACGCCAGCACAAAACGGCGCGCCATCCGGGATGCATTTATTAAGTGGAGGGATTGGGAAGTAGAGACCAAAAAACTTTATGAAAAATCCTACACTGATTTATACAATCTGGGAGAAGTCGCGGCTGCTTGCAAGGTGAAAGAACTTGTAATGGATGTGGACAAGGAATTAAAGTGCGTGGAACGCTTGCACATCAAGTTGGAAAGCATAGAATATGACATGTCCGCGATCTATTTAATGCAAGACGAACTACACGAAAAATACCGTAAAAAAACTAAAAAAATCGGAGTTGATATCTCTTGATTTCAATTGAAGAATTGGACAAATCTATCCTTGAATTGGAGCAGCGAGACACAACTTATGTGAATTGTTCAAAATTGGCCGATTTATATACAGTGAGGGATCATCTCTCCGGGCAACAGTCAAAACAGCCCACACCGCTTAGCACATCAGGTGATAGCGAATTTCTGCAAGCGGTCAACGGAAAAGACAGTGTTCAGGTGTGGAGAATTATGAATGAATTAGTTGAAACGCTAAAAGTAGTAAACTCAAGAGCATATGATAGCGTTATGCGGAAAATTCAAGCTTTAAATTAAATGTTTGCAACAAATTAGCAACAAAAACGAAAAAACATAAAATAAAACCGCATTGCATAACCGTTTTTTTGGCTATGTAATGCGGTTTATTTGGAGCGGATTACGAGGCTCGAACTCGCCACCTTCTGCTTGGGAAGCAGACGCTCTACCAGATGAGCTAAATCCGCGGAGCATTTATTATTTTAATCGCTTCGCGGCATTTTGTCAATGCATTGCGGGCAAAAAATAGAGCGGCACGCCGTTTTGCCGGTTATTCTGAAAAACCGTTTTTCAGTGCGCGCACATAGCGGGACGCCTTGGCGATCTGCTCATAGCTGAGCTGGCGGATGTCATCCACCAGATTAAACACATTGATTTTTTCCTCGCGGTACATCTGCTCCAGAAAACGGTGGTATTCTTCGTCCAGAACGATATCCACCATGCGCTTGCCGTGGGCGCTGAGCGAACGGAACTTGCGGATGCGTTTGATCTCCTCCGAGCTGAAGATCTCGCTTGGATGGGTGTTCAGCAATTCGTCCAGCGAACAGTTCAGCACGCGGGTAATGGCTGTGATCGTCTCCCAGGTGGGGTTCTGATTTTCTCCAGAAAACAATTTCGACACCGTGCGGTACGGGACGCCGGACTGCTCGGCGATGCTGACGCAGGAAAGATTGCGCACCTCGCGGATCTCATTGAGCTTTCGAATGTTCAT